TGTATTGGTACACCTGGATTAGTACCACCTGGCCATATTCCAGCATATACTTGATTTACAGCAGTTACAATAGCGTTACTGCCATTTATTGCTGTGATGTTATTTGCGGTTTTCTTATAATTCCTATAGAAAGGACCACCTAATATTCCTAATAAGAAATATCGTTTTGCCGGTATTGTTATGGCCGTAGATGTTGGCAATTGATATAAAACGTTTCCTGTATAGGTTATGCTAGTGGCAGTGCCTGTAATAGTTGTTACATTAGATCCCCAATCATCTCTATCATTTTCAGTAGGAGAAACAATAGCTCGCATACCTACAGTGTTATTTCCGCCTTGTCTAGGAATAGGTCCATATCTATTTGCCCCAACCGGAATACGAATTTGCCTATGTGCATAAAATAATTGCCATACCATATTATTAGTATCATATTGATGATCTGACCCTGCTAATGTGGGAGATCCTGCAGTATAGAAATAGGTATTGGACGACCAATTAATTTGATCGCCCAATGCCAAAGCAGGATCACCGCTAGTAGTAGTTAGTGGGGCAGGGCGCGGTATTATAGTCATACCACCCGATAGTATAAATCCTGCTGTTATTTCCATTTATGTCCTTAGAAATTAATTCTCAACTGCAGTTGTGCTTGATCTGCAATAGCACCACGCTGTTCTTGTCTTCCTATTTTTAATAGAATAGTAGAACTGTTTTTGCCATTGTACATAATTGATGCATATGCTTTGTTTAGATCTCTAGAATCACCACTTGCTTCTGCACCAATAGCCCACTTATTGCTAAGTTGTTTATCAAATCTTATACCAACTTCTTTTGTTTCTGTACTATTATTTATTAGTGAATAATCAACAGCTGATAGAGCATCTCCCGTTTCTTGTATAGCATCTCTTTTATTAATATCTTTTCTGATACCTAAAAATGGTCTAAATCCTTTTAGATCGGGAGTATAAACTCTTGCAGCTGCCCAAGAATCATTTCCTTTTGCATTCGCACTATTTGATAAACCAAGCTCGGGTAAAGTATGATAGGAATTAAATGTATTATCAGATGATCCAATTTCCCCACGATAAACAAAGTCATTGTAGATTTTTAGACCATAAAGAGTAGCTGTATCTTTGGTAATAGAACCACCCGCATCTAAAGCATATAGATTAACATCGTTTCTATTATATGTCAATCCAACTAATAGATCTCTTTCAACACGTTTTTCAATACCTACTGTTGTATTATTGTTTTTATATGAATACAAATCATAAGTGTTTGATTGTTGTTGACCACTGTTTATGTAAACATTTAATGTTCTATCAGTTCCATCTCTGTTTCTTAGTAATCCATCTACAATCACATGACGATCAAAAGGTTCAGCCATATTATTAACATTGACTCTATGGTTAATGTCATATAGCTTATCCATTTGGTCAATTCTTGTAGAATATGGAGTATCTGTACTTGTAATTTGTACATCATTAACTGTTGTAGATGTTGTTACTACAGTATTTGTTACTGATGTAGTTGTTACAGGAGTGCCGTTTGTGGTAACAGTTGAGTTATCACTATAAGTATCAACGGTTGTAGGTGTTGTTACTGTGGTTGTAGTAACAGGAGTAGTATCTACAACTGTAGTCGTTACAGGAGTAGTATTTGTAACAGTAATATTTCTATTAATGTTTAATACTTTTGGTTGACGATCTCTGGTATCCGTTGTTACTGAGGTTGTTGTAGTTGTTCCTCTTGTAACTGTTGTACTTGATGTTGTTGCGCCATTGCTAACAGATGTAGAAACAATATCAGTACCAGGTGCAGAACTTACAACTGTTGGCGTAGTATTTAAACTAGATACTGCACCCGCGGTTCCTGGATTGGAAACTGTGCCGTTACCTGCATCGGCGCTGGTTGTTGTATTTGAACTATCGTAGTAATATTTAACTTCTGATACTTGAACACTATTACAATTTTCAGTACCAAGCCAACCACCTCCATATCCTGCCACGCAAGCAGAAACACTTGAGTATTGATCTAATGCTTTTGTTGAATCAAATGTAATAAAGTAATATACATAAGCATTTGTATTAGTAAAAGTAATATCTGCAGATGTAGCAAATCTAGTGTCGCTCAATGTAATGCTTTGATTATTTACAATGGTCGTCCATGTTCTGCCATCATTGGATCCAAACAAACTAAATTTACTTGGGTCTCTTGGAGCATAATCATTTGCAGTTGTAATTGTAAATTTTTCAATTACTTTACCTTGATTCAATTTAATAGTAAAGCCTGCGCTTGCACGATCAAAATTCAAATATTTTGTACTTGAATTACCGTCAATCGCATTAGCAGATCCTTCGCCTGCAGGACTATTATTGCTTGTAGGCGTAACTGATACTACACTGGCATTAGTAATTGCAACATACGTTGACGCAGGTGGAGTAGGAGTGCTACTTGCTGTTTGCCCTGCTGCCAATGGTGTTGTGCTTGCCCAAGTATATGATGTAGCAGCTGATGCTGAAACACTAGTATCCATGTTAGTGAAACTAGCACTTGAACCATAAGCATAGCCCGCACTTGTAGTTATAACGGTTCCGAAAAATCCTGAACCAATATAGAATAGAGCATCTGGTCCGATGGCCTGTAATGTTCCAGTATTATGTACGGTTTGTATTAATGTTCCGCTACTGTTATATAAACCTAAACCGTATGTACCAGCATTTGTTGTACTTGGGAAGAATGCAAAATAGTCACCGCTGGAAACTGTTGGGTGCTGAAAATTTGCGTCGTAGGGTGCAATAAAATTACTTGCATTTAGAGTTGTACCGCTCCAATAGTATTGCACATCGAATATTTGATTTGAGCTGAAATGTCCATCTGATATATCAGCATATGATGTAGAACACATTAGCATAACGAAAGCCACGAATGTTTTACGTAGCATTGCTAGCATTTTTCGTCCTTTATTTTAAATTCTTTATATGAGTTTTATGAACTCGACATTGAACTTGACCGTTGTAGTAATCATCAGTTTCTAGAACCCGTCGATCCATTTGTTCTCTGGCTTCTAAATAATTACATAAACCTTTATTGGGGCAAATATGAAGTATTTCTCTTATAAATTTATCAGCACCGTTTGCTTCAACATCTGCTTTAACTTCATCTGACGATGACCAATAGTCTCGCCAATCAGATTCTACCTTTAGTCTTTTTTTCTTGCCCTTGACTACTTTAGTTCTCTTGAACCAGAACAATTTTTTACCTATATACTTACGACCGGTAACAGTGTTAGTTATCAAATAAACATAACCGTAAGCATCATCTGGAACTATTTCTAAAGGAGAATTATTGTATATCCACATAAAATACCAATTCTAAATTAGTATTTATATTACATAATCTCCCATACATCTCCGCCTTCTACGAACTTATCTCCATCATCTCGGGGCGGGACAAGGAAATAATCGTCGGGATCTGTCATAACATCTTCAGCTCTTTCTGTTGCTAGGCCATTACCCATAGCACCAGTTTTGTGAAGCATTGTTGTTTGTATAGATTTCTTATATCTATGATACTCTGACTCGTCGCGAGCCATATATTCTTTTTGCTTTTCTGAGAACACTTGTTTATGTTCTTCTGTCCATTGCCTTGAATTGGCACAAGCCCGAGAACAAAATTTCCCGGGCTTCTTATGTTCTGTCTCACATTTAGGACAGGTCTTCGTCTTCGTTGTCGAGGTCTTCGTATTGTTGGTCATGCTGATCTTCATCCATACCAGCACCGCAGAATGGACAATATTCTACTTTATAATACTTATCATCTAAGTCGTAATTTATCTTGAAGACGGCATCACACTCGACACATTCGTAATGTTGTTTCCTTGCCATGTAATTCCCCTTTTCTTAGCTTCTGCATCATATACTCTAGTTCTCAAATCTGATGAACTAAAGAAATGATCTCGTTTATTAAAGTACAACTCGATTCCTCGTTTCATACAAATCTCTTTACCTGTAAATTCTGTATCTCTATATTCTTCACCAAGAATACGAACATCAATAGGCAAAGCCATTAGAATATCTTCTAACTCTTTTTCTGTTGTGTAAACGATAATTTCATCTACATGCTTGCAAGCTGATACTTGAATCTGTCTCTCAATAATAGACTGAACAGGTTTATTTTTTGTTTGTCTATCAATCGTTGGATCAGATTGTATTGCTGCAATTAAGTAATCACACTGTCGTTTTGCTTCTTCAAGCATGACCACATGGCCAGCATGGAAAAGATCAAAAGTCGAGCATGTAATACCAATCTTTTTGGCATTTAATTTGCTCATATTAACTCCACTTCAATATTACATTTATTTAAAAAGTCTATGCCATCAGTGTTTCTATACTGATTGCGATAGAATACTTTATTTATGCCCGCCACATGAATCAATTTAGCACAATCAAAACAAGGGGCATGGGTAATATACATCGTTGCACCTTCACCTGATTCAGATGAACGAGCTAATTTACCTATAGCATTTGATTCAGCGTGTATAACTTCAGCTTTAGTTTTTAAACTAATGTTAGCGCCTTCATATTGTTCACCGCCATAATCAATAGCGTATGTGAATTTTTCCTCTATTTCATCTTCACAATTATTGTCCCAACCTGCAGGTGTGCCGTTATATCCTATTGATATAACTCTATCATCTTTAGTTATAATAGCACCAACTTGCAATCTGCGAGCATGGGATAATTTAGCATATCCCTCTGCCGCATTCATATGTGCATGATCAATTTTCTTCGGCATTCCATTTACCTTTAGGACATGATTGAAACTTAATCAGAGTCTTACCCCAAATAGCACAACCACATTCCTCACAAAATTTCGCACCGATTATAATTTTCTTATGTTCGCATTTGTCGCAAATTTCTCTGCGCTTATCCACATATGATATAGTTTCTTCTGTCATGTAGCACTTCCCCAAACATCATGCCAATCACCTGATAATGCACCTTTGGCATAATCTGTTGCTCTGTTCTCAAAGAAATTAGTATGCGTTGGAGCATTAATCATTTCTTCAACCCACGGCAAAGGATTCTTTTTGCGCTTAAAGATTCCTTTTAAGCCAAGACTAATTAGGCGTCTATCAGCAATGTAACGAATATATTCCTTTACATCGTTTTCTGTTAGGCCCTGTATCGCGCCAGTTCGGAAAGACAATTCAATAAACTTATCTTCCAAATCAACCATTTTCTCCGCAATCGTGTAGATCTTCCCTTTGAGCTCATCATTCCATATCTCCTTATTTTCTTCTACGTATGTTCGGAATAATTTAATCATAGATTCTGCATGCTGTGTTTCGTCAACGATAGACCAGGTTACAATCTGGCCCATACCTTTCATTTTACCCATTCTAGGAAAGTTAAGCAACATAATAAAAGAACTAAAAAGTTGCATACCTTCTGTAAAAGCTGAGAAGACTGCGATGTGTGTTGCAGTAGAACTAGCGTCACCATTCCGAGAACTAATGTCAAGTACGTAATCATGTTTATCTTTCATCTCCTGATATTCCATAAACTGATTGTATGTAGTCTCAGGT